AAATAGGAAGGATATTAGACAGATTTTCAGAAGTAGATAAGATAAAAGTAGTATTCGAGCAGAGTATGAAAGACCTCCTGTATTCCGAGTCTGTATATCCGACGCAAGGTGTAAGGCCGGTTCTCAGTAGTATTGACACTCTTATTACACCGTATCTTTCTAAGGTAGTGGAACATAAAGGTCATAGTAAGTCTGTCTGTATCGGTGTCGTCGGTGGTGTCAGAGACTTTAGATTACCTAGCGTCGATATTAGACTCAAGTTCGATAAGGCAGAGGAAGTAATAGTAACACAGAAACTAGAACTTGGTAAGGAAAGATGCCCAGAGAATAGAAAGAAGAGATTTATTTGTGCGGTTCATGAAATTGGCCATGCAGTAATGTATTCTTGGTGTAAGGGTGAAGTGCCAGATAATATAGTTAGTGTTTCTACTGATCATGGTGGATTTTGTAGTACCTATGATAGACGTTTTGCAGGAGAAATAGACTGTAGAAGGGATGTCTTAGATGAGGTTAGAATTTCACTAGGTGGATATCAAGCAGAGAGAGTAATCTATAGTAATCCAGATATGTGGTTACTTGGTAGCAGTAGTGATATACGGAGCTTGTGGAAAGAGCTTAGTGGGGCCGTTATGGATTGTGGATTTGACTTACCACTACCATTGTCGCATAGAGATGTTGAACAGAATGGTAGTATAAGTAATGGTCTTGATTGTAAAGATGTAATGGTAACAAATAAGTCAACTGGTGATGGTAGAATCTTAGAGCTCATCAAAGAAGGTATGGATTATGTATGGTCTGTGTTAAGTGATGAAAAAGAACTGATCAAGAAAGCAGCAATCAAGTTAGGTGAGCAAGGCAGTATGAGTGGTCAGGAGTTCTCAGATTTTATAAGGCAGTATGGTAATAAACTAACACCAGACAAGATGAAAGAGGTCTACAACGAAAGAGATCCAGAGTATTATCTAAAGGAGTTAGTATAGGTATGATCATGGGAGAGGGTAGTAATATTCTCTCCCTCTTGTTTCCTTATTAGTAGTATGAAAGATTTAACAGAAGAATTAAGAATAAAACATATTGGAAGAAGAGATCCAATAAGTGATGTAGTTAATACTTTACTAAGAACAGGCTTTCAATGTACTGAACTATCCACTCACAAAGGGGACTTATTGTTAACAGTACTACGAGAGAAAGGTATGAGTATTCTAGATTCAAGAATAGTAGTTGAAATCTATACTGACGAGAAAAAGAAAAACTTAGAGTTGGTAGTAGTTAATAATAATATAATGACTTACAACTTCACTAAGTACTATTATGATGCAACTAACTTCTATATGGGGCTAGATGCAAAAGTCTTACTAGGTCCAGAAGATGTGGATCAGTTAAGTAAGATACTAAGTATTATATATGATAGTACTAAGTTCTTTGAGTATGAACAAAGATTACTAGAACTAAGATTTGAATTGTCTATTATGATCGAGAGTACTATTTATCCGATGCTGAAAGAAAATGGGTATAGGATTTATAGGAATAGACAATTTAGTAATTCTAGAATTGACTTAGGAGTTGTTCCAAAGGTGCGTGTTAAAAACTCTTGCCTTGACTATATCTTTGCTAGACTAAATGGAAATACTCCGTTCATTGGTTTTGGTGTTCATCCAATAACTGGTAGATTCATAGTGTTGGATGCAAAGGAGAGCAACTTACAGAATTATCATCGGGTAGATCTCAATGAACTATCGAAGGAAGAATTAACAAAATATATTAAATCAATTATTAAATGAGATTATGGGAAACCTAAGTATTAAGAAAAAAGAAGAAGCACTTATCAAAGCAGGTAGAACAGTTGATGATAAGGGCAAAGTAGATGTAACAAGACTTGACGACCAGACTATTAAGAGGTGCAGGGATATCACAAAGGGTATAACTGATTCTGATAGTCTTAAGAAATTTGGTTCAGATATAGTAAGTACAGGCAGTGATTGTGTTAGTACTTTGCTGGAACTCAATAAGCTAGATAAGGCTGGTGAAGCTGGTAGGTATGTAAAAGAGCTTATCAGTACAATCAGAAAGAACGAGCTGAAAGATCCAAGTACTATGAAGGGTTGGAGAAAGTTTGTTGCTATGATTCCAGTATTTGGTACCCCTGCTGTTTTGTCGGCGGATAAGATCATGGCTAGGTACGAATCAAGTAAGGATGATGTTAACAAGATCATCGCCAAAGTCAAAGAGATGGAGGTAGACTTGGATAGTGATATGAATTCTCTAGTCTTAATGGAACAAAGGGCTGAGGAGTTGTGTGAATATTACGGCGTTCATGTAGTCGCACTTGCTGTCTTATATAACGACGAGACAGAAAAGCTGCAGAAGATGTTAAAGGAATTCGAGCAAGATCCTTCATCTCATAGTCAGTCAGAATTAGACAAGCAGCGTGAGTTCGTCGAAAAAATAGACAGACATTCATTCGACTTATTTATGGCCGGACAGAAAACACACAATCTCGACCTACCTCAGATTAGAATGATGAGGCAGAATAATGAGAGACTGCGTGAGAATAATGAGGAAATCTATAGGACGATCATACCAAATTGGGAGACATCGATCGCTATTGCCATTATGAATCAGAAACAGAGGGCAGTGCTTGAAACTCAGAAGGCGATCAAGGACGTTAACAATGAACTGACCTTGAATAACGCTAAGATGATGAAAGAAACAACAAGTAAGATCTTAGTGGAGGGAAGTAGAAGTATTATTGATGTAGAGACTTACAAGAAGGCAATGAATGATGTATTTACTGCCCTCTCTGACACAACTGAAAAGCTAGCACACATCAAAGAGCAGAGGGATAATGACCGTGCTGAGATCGTGAAGGCTAATAAGGAAATGTCAGCGAAGATGTTAGAGTTGAGTAAGAGATCAGAAAACCTCTTGCTTAGTAATACTGAATTTGTACCAGATGCGCTTAAGTAATGTATAGAGAAGATAAAATAAGAGACGTTACATACAAGTACAATGAGAAAACCGGCGAAATACTTTATACTAGCACTAAGAGAAGGTACCTAGAAAAAGTCAGAGCGGTATCTATCAGGTCTAGCCTACCGAATATAGAGTATGAACTAGAAGGTATAGAAGCACCGAACAGTAATGGTGTAGTTCTGAAGGAAGGTGAATTATATAAGCTAAGGATGTCAGGCTCGGATTTGATATTTAGGCTGATAAAACACTCCCCCGACAAGTCAATAGTAGTGATGCAAGTACTATCTGACGAGCCTAGTAAGTTTAGATTGATGAGCAAAGAACAGTGTGAGGAGTTAGGTATTGTGTATCAAAACTTCCTTGCCGTATTCTCAGCTGGCCTAGGTTGGATTAGTACTAGTCTGGAATGTGATGATTTTGATCCGTTTAACTTAAGTACGTATGATAAGTCTATAGTACCGGGGAAGACAGGTAGTATTAGATATATGATTGTAGAACTCCCTGGATTTAGATATGTAGATTCCGATACAGTCTGCTTGGATTGGTATGGTAGACTGGTATTATATTTAGACTTAGAATTATTACTTACACAGCTTGAGGTTAGTCTGAAGAAAGATATTATTAGTACAGACCTAGATAAGTATAATGAACTATCGAGGGGTACATATCTTAGTTGGTCAGTAGTTAGAGAGTCTTTCCCCGGTTCAATTAAGAGGAATGATGTTGAACTACTAGACCAGAATGGGAGTATATATCTGATCTTGGATTTTACTTGGAAAGGTTTAGGTATTTGTCCGCTTGCACTAGATGGGATTAAACTAGAAGACCTAATTAGTGTGTCGATTAATACATCTTTTAATATCAAGCCGGGCGAGAAACCTGAATATCTAAAAGCAAGTAGTACTGGATTTGTAACGGTGCCACCTGAAATATTTGAAAAGAGAAAAGGTAGGTACTGGAAAAAAGGTATTACAGGACAGGGTAGATTCCTTATTAGTGATAAATGATTTGTACTCAGAAGTTTGTTGTTAGATTACATAGTTGGCCTGTGATGGGTCGACTATGTTTTTTTTTGCACCCTGAGATCCCCTAGATTTCTTATTAATGAGAAATACTCTTATCAGGGGATTTTTTTCTAATAAAGCCATTATTTGTAGCTTAGCCGTGAGGTTAGGCTACATTTTTGTTATTCTCTTGGTATTATTTCCTTATTAGTAGGAGTATTAATATAAATTTCAAGTTATGGTAGTAAGAATTAGATTATTGAAAAAAGACTGCGAAGATATAATTCGCAGTTGTGGTTATTCTATTAAGACTATTAAAGACTTAGTAGAAGAAATTAAATTTAAAAGTGAACTAGCTAAAACATCAGTTATATCCTATGCTGGAAAAGTTAGAGTTGCTTATAAAGATGAGCTTGAATTGATGAGCTTAAGAGCAGCAATAAAAAATGTAGCCCTGATTGAAGATTTTACAGCTAAGAATTGGGATACAGTACGTAACGTCTATTATGTGTACTGTAGTGGTAATTTTCAGCTAGAATCAATCGCAGAATCCTTATTAGAAGATAGAGTACGTGAATTAATAAGAGATAAGGACTTTTAAGATGAAGAAAACTGTAGGATTTATCGTATATCATAGAGTTGATTATGATGGATTATTTTCAGCTGCGATTATCCAAGACTACCTAGTAAGAGAGCTTGGATATGAAAAGGTATTGACAAAGGGTTGGAATTATGGAGACAGCATTCCAGAACTACCTAAGATTGGTAAGGATGAGCTATGCCATATCTTCCTAGTTGACATATCATTTCCACCAGAGGATATGAAAAGGCTTAAGGAGTTATCAGGTGGTTATAGGGCTATCTGGATTGATCATCACATTGGGGCGATTGATACAGCTAAGGAACATTCTTACGATGACATGGATGGTCTTAGAATGATAGGTCTTGGTGCGTGTGAACTATGTTGGAAATTTATGTATGGTGTTGATAGTATTGTACCTAAGGCAGTGAGACTAGTATCTGCATATGATGTTTGGGATAAGAGTCGATTTTCATGGGACAAAGAGACACTAGCATTCCAACTTGGTCTTCGTACTAAGTATGGTATGGTCTTGAACTCCATTAACCAAGTATTTGATAAGCTGAGGATAGATAATTCCCCACTCACTGCAGAAATATTAGAGACAGGTAAGCAGATAACAGTATACAATCAGAAACGTCATAAAGCCGCCGTTAAGTCTCATGCATTTTCAGTAGTAGTAGGTGGTAAGTATAAGGGAATTTGTATGTTGACTCAGGAATTTGGAAGCCAGCAGTTCGAGTCAGTATATGGAGATTATGATATTACAGTGTGCGTAAACTTAAGGCATGATGAAAACGGCGGGCTGTACTATTCAATTTCAATGTACAGTGAAACCGAAACTGGATTGAACCTTGCTGATTATATGAAACAAAACTATAATGGTGGAGGTCATAAGTGTGCAGCGGGTGGTACAATGACAAGAGACCAGTTCCTAAGACTACTAGATAATCAGGTAGTGTAGGGCGGATAAAAAAAGAAGAGTTAGTAAAACTGACTCTTCTTAAATTTTTTATTTATTAACTCATTTATTGTACTGTCTTTAATATTTAATGTATCTGTTTTTATTTTCTCCGGGTAATCAAAAAGTTGGTATATTATAGACTCATCTTTATCCGGATCGCCTGTTGTTAGATGCCATGCCAGAAATTTATTTTCTTGTATTAATTTTTCTAGTTCAGACAAGACCCTTTTCTTTGTTATATATTTAAAGCTCTTGTCCGATATTACTAGTTCGATATTGTATTTAACAGGTTTTTTTAGCTTACCCAAGTACGTTATTCCAAGTCCCATTTCTAGTTTGTATTTTGACATAAATGATATGTTCATAATGATTCCTAAGTGTGGGACAATAACTCCCCTTCTATTAATATCCCAATAACTAAGTTCTGTCATAGTCTACTCAATCTTTTATCTAATTCTTTTTCTGTCATACTATTAGCCCTTAACGTATCATTAATTAGGCTATCCTCTATCTCTACTGTATCTGTATTAATTATTTTATCTTTAGGAAGTTCTGGGTATTCAGGTGGTTCTTCTGTTAACTCCGTATACAATAACCTATCTGAATAAACACCATTCTTCATGTAATCTAGATAAATATCAATAATACCTTCCTTTCTTAGATATTTAGATACAAGGACATCTATCGATATGTAGTAATCCTTAGGTACACGCAAATGGCGACCTTTAAGTATAAATCCAAATACATTCTCTAATATATTATACTGAGACCTAACAGGAATTACAATCTTAGCTGAAAGATTGTCACTTTCATTGTTTAGATAGTAAAGTATTGTTACTCTCACGATGGCTTCGCTCTCCAATAAACCATTCATACTTTAATCATAACTTTTTCATAATACATTCAATAATAAGGAAAAGAAAGGATAGTAGTTTTACCTACTATCCTAATTTTATTTTCCCGACTATATCATAAATATCTACCTCTTTAACTAGTAAATACTTTCTTCCCAGTATTACATATGGATTATCAGGGTATCTATCAAGCTTTTCTTCCTCACTTATCTTGAGGGCGTAACGCATTTTAAGTATACTAGCTGTATCTGGCATTAAGTTTTCTAATTCCTTCATTACTGTTTTGCTAGTTAGTACTTTCTTTGTGGGTATACAAAATCTTATATAGTTGTTGACTGTCTTATTACCATTACACACAGATTTTCTGATACCTGAAAATAATCCCGTCATACATGTAAGTTTATATATACTGTTAGTGACTGGAATTTCTACTGCTGCTAATATCTCCTCTACTGATATACCTGGGTACTTAACTAGTTTATAAGCTACTTTGACTTTGATCTTTTTCATCTTTCTTAGTATAATACCAGAATGTACCAACCTGAGCACATGTAGACACTAGTAAGATACATAGTACTACCATGATTATCGTATTATCATCGTCAGAGTCTAATTCCGGCTCAAGGTAATCAAAGTCTCTAAAATCCTTCTTCTTCCATAGTCCAATATTCTCTCTAAGGAACCAATGGAGTCTGTCTAAGTCAAGCTTCTTCTGGCTCTGTAAGAATAGTTTGCATCTAGTATCAAGTGTTATGTCGTCTTGCCAAGAGAAACAATCAGCCCACTTAACTTCATGCGTAGACTTATTAATTCCCACACAGATAACAAGTTCATTCTTATTACCACCTTGCCAGTAGTTCTTTTGTTCCTCCGCTATTTCTGGACCTTGACCTTCCTTAAATACTAGTACAAAAACTCTTATCTTCTTTCTGCTTCCTTCTCTAGCATTGAAGTTTGTAAATTTCTTAATAACTTCTTTGCCCGGATTAAAGCCTAAGATTGGATTTTGTTCTTGTTCATACATGTTAGGACCACTAATACCTGGATAATCGAATAAGCCAAGTAATTTTGCCTCCTCCTTACTTACATCTCTTAGTCTAAATGCCGTCTGTGTTCCTTTTATTTTATTTATATATGGCATTTCTAAGGAGTAGGTAATTAGGTGTTGTCCTAGTTGATCCCAGTAATATTCCTGCGCATCTCCATCCACTGTATAATAGTTTCTGTGCATATCTACAAAAATGGGCTTCGTATTCCACAGGGTCTTAATACTGTCGAAATACTCCTTGCTTGTGTAGATTTCATTACCACCATTATCAACCAGTATCCATCTCTCTGGGTGATACTCAACATAGGAACAATCATAAGTTTCTGTCCTAGTATTTCCCCTAGAATCTCTGATCATTCTAGTACAAGTTCTGTGTATATATTCGTTCCATCTATCTAAGTGTCTGATTTTCGAGTAATAGAATGACCAATACTCCGTGTCAGATACCTTACTGTACCTAATTGTGTGATCCATCGTAAATATCGTGATCACAGTTAGTATAGTGGGAACCGTTAAGAGCATCAGATATAGTACGCCCCTATCTTCGTCTCCTAGGTTTAACTTCTTATTCTTTCTAAAATACCAATATACAACATTAGCTGCAATAATTGGTAATAGTATTAGTAAGTAAATCATTTCTTTAGATTATTTTTTATTATACTAATTATTCTATCACTATCTAATCTCATCTTATAGCACTTATTGTAGACGTCACTGTTCCCTCTCCAATTGTAAGGCCCTATACAAAAACCAGATCCTGTACCACTAAGTGTTTTCTCCAACGCACAATACACACTCTTTTCCGTTGGATGTTTTTTGTTATTGAATTTAATAGTAACTTTATACCTAGAGTATACGGGTTTTCCTTTAAACATTTCAGGGGAGTGACCCTCAAGAACAGCCCTACCTTTAATTATTCCAAAGTTAAGCTGGAAGTCTAGGTCTATCAGAAAATCTAAATTCACTTTATATGGATAGTGTGGTATAGTTTCCGTAAGGTAGTATGTTCCTAGTATTTTCATTTCTTAAATAGATCAACTTTGCCATCTTCTACCTTATTCTCCATAATGCCTTTAGTGTATGTGCTGCTGATCATTTCATATTTCAGCATCTTATCCTCTACAAAAAGACTAGATGGGAATGTCTGCACTAGGTTATTATGAACTCTCACAATATCTATGATTTCAAGTTGTGCATTTAAGAATTGTCTCCTCTGCACTTCAATCGTAACACTAAGATCCTTGTATAGTTCATTACTGAATTCTGGATTTTGCTCCTTTATCCAATTAAACAGGACCTTATCGTTTTGATCGTACCTTTTGCTCATGATGTGGTTGTAGATTGAATCAAACTGGCTTGCATATTCTTTTGTTACGCCCGCCTTAGATTCTAGTACTTTCCACATATTATCATGGACACCTTCGATCTTAGATAATTGCATGTCATACTGATTTACTAACCTTGTCTGCTCATTCTTATAGCTTACTTTCATAATGAGCAAGATAATAGCAGTACAAATTATAACTGCACCAATACTAATTAAAATTGTTTTTGAAATTCTCATAAATATAATTAATTAAACTGAACTCTGTATTAATTTTCAACTATAAGGGGACTAGGGCGTCATGTGAGAGGATCTGAATACCTTAATAATGTAATCAAAAGAAAAATTTAAATATGAGAAAATTTAAAGTTAGCGAGAGAGTAGAATTTATTGACAAAAATCCAGGAAGTACAGGACTAAGTCACACTAGCACTTATGAGATTGTAGGTTTTGGACAGATGAAGGATTCTCAACATAACTGGATCAACGCAGTACTATACAAGGCAGTGGGACATGAAACAGTTTACGTAAGAGCAGAGGAAGACTTCAATATCAAATTTAAGCTTGCAGATGGACAAGCCTAGATTCCTTATAGTTGAGCATATTTGTTATCTCAATAAACATTTATAACTTGATTATGTAGTAGTTCGGTCGGGAGACTAGGCTACTACTTTTTTCCGTCTATTTTGTCCTAAATCCCTTATTATTGTATGAGTATTAAAAAATTCCTTAAAAATAACAAGGCAAATATCTTGTTAACTGCGGGTATTGTGTACCTGTATCTAGAGAGTAAGAAGACTATGAAAGAGAATGGTCGTCTTCGTGGAATAATAGAGAACCAGAATGATGAGATCAAAGGTTACAAAAGAGTAACAGAGAGAATGATCTTCAATGCTGGAAAGAATTCACGAACACCGATCTAATAGTCAAGTTATTAACAAATTAAATCAATCAAAGAAAATGGAGAACAAGGAAATTTTGTACAAAGCAGTTGTAGAGACTGTTAGATCGGAAAGCAATGAAAATGTAGCTGACCGTAAGTTAATTTTAGAAGCAGCTGGAAAAGCTTTAAACCAGTTCGGAATGGATAGTTCCGGTAAATATAGACTTGCTGAGTTATTGATCAGTGAGTTAAAGAGTAAAAATCTCTTAGTATCTGAGAAGACTGAGGGAAACACAGAGAAAGAGGTAGGACGTAGAAAACAAGAGGTCTACCTTATTCAGTATGGCAAGGCGCTCGAATATTTAGAGGGTCTTACTAAGAAAACTAGTGGCGAAGTAATATCGCTCACTAATAAAAATAAAAAGATCCGTGATGCTAGAGTAAGTCTAGAGAAAAACGGATATAGCAAGGCGGAGGCAAAGAAAATCTCCACCGTTACAAAGAAGCAGGCCGAGAGGTTAGAACAGCTTCTTAAGTTTGTGGTAAATAAATGCACAAACAGAACAATTACATTCACACAGTTGAGAGAATTGTGGGGTGTTAGCTATTTGGATGAGAAACAGTTAGAAACTATTAAATCATCCTTAAAGGCGTATGGTGTAAACTTTTTCTACACCATTACAATCGATGGAAGGTCAAAGGTACTAACACTATCTAATGACCCAATCGGAACACTAAAGTCACTTGCTGAGATGGCAAAGGACTTATTTGGTGTAAAGATAGATACCAACATAAAGAAACCGTCTATGAACGATGGTAGAAGATTAATTAAGGTATCAGAGAAAACAGTTGGTAAGGCAGAGTTCATAACAGATCATGTTAAGGAGCTTATGTTTTACATTGGCGGTATTCTTGTACTTGAGAATAGAGCCGTAGACGTTGATGCTATTATATCTATCTTAGGTAATAATAGCTATCGAGGACTTAAAGAAACTCGTGAGAGTATCTTTGAGGTAGTAAAAACTTATCCTGAATACTTCGCGAGAAGCATTGGGAATAAGAACTGTATCGGATTTAGTTCTATTAAGAATTCATCCGAGATCTGGGAAGAACTGAAGAATAAGTTCAGCCCAGTTAATGACAAAGTAGAGTTCGCATGGCATATAGGAAGCGGATTAAGTCTTGAAGAGATTCAGGAGTATTTCCCAGAGTCCTATAAAATAAGACCTGAGGCGAACATTGTGGTAATTAAGTTGACAAAGAGTGTAGAGGACTTACAGAGACTTGCACTACTGTCATTCAAATTCCGCAAGGAGGATTTCGCAATACAGCTAGATAATGTAGAGGAGAAACTGGCTGCAGAGCGAAAGATGTTGGAGACAAGAACAAAGAGGGTGTTTAACCCTAAGACTAATAGATGGATCGGTCTTGACGAGTCTGATATGAGACTTAAAAATGATCGTGTTATCTATGAGATAGAGAAACTATAATATTGTTGTCGTCCATGATAAGGCTTACTGGTTTGTGATGAATCGGTAAGCCTATTTTTTTTCAATCCCTTACCCTAGATTCCTTAACTATGAGTATGATAGATTTTAGAATAATCAGATCAGATAGGTATTGTAGAGAAGGAAGACCTAAATGTAGAAAGAAGTTTGGTAGAAAATTAGTAAGCGATGATATACGAAAACTACCCATGAGAACTTACTCGATGTGGTACAGAGATAAAGATCACTTCGGTTCATATTGTAAGCCTGAGTACGGAGAGACAATTAAGTTCCTGTATTCTAGGATAGGTAAGGACTATAATGATACTTACTCAGAGATTATTAAGAGGCTAGGTAAGAAAACAGTGAAGAACTATGTATTTAGAAGGGACTTACTCGATGTGGTACAGAAAAATGGTGTAGTACAAAGTAGTGTATTCATGTATAGAAGACCATCAAGAAATCACTATGGGTTCTACTTAGATGATCAAGGCCTACTTAGATATAGTATGTATTATACAATCAACAGAAGACCTAGTAATAGAAAAAGATCAGAAACCCTAGAAAATATAGAGGCTTATGATCCAGTTGAGGTATGTAGTGCAAGACCGACCTATAAGCAGCAAAGTTGGATTAGACTGAAAGAAAAATATTATGTTCAGACTTTTATGGATGGACTAATAATACCTGAGAAATTACCAGTCTATGCAATTGGACTGTCTTCTATGTACAGTAATCGAGGAACCTTACCTGGCGCACTTATGATGTTTGAGCCAGTTATGATATCAGGAATCGGTTACTATCATAGCATTTTCAACGTATATAGTGATACAACAATAATATTCTTAGTAAAAACAAAAAATATAGAAAAATGGAGAAAGAAAAAATCTGTAAAGTAGTATTGGGATCAGAGATTGGTAGGTACATTTCTAAGCCTGACCTTCTTGAGCTTCTGGAATTGGATAAAAGTAATTTTGACAAGCTAACAGAACAGGATCTTAATTTCATGATCGCAAATAGAAAATTAAGAAACCCTGAACTTATGGGATTCTTAAGTCTTATGTGTCCGCTAGTAGGGAGAAGTTATTTCTATGGTGCAAACAGTAAGAGGTATGCAGAACTAATAGATAATTCCTCTGTCTTATTATATTCAGTGCTGATAGGTACCTGCACTGCGATAGACATTGTAAATAACGCACCGATAGTATGGGCCATTGTAGTAGTGTTTAACTTAGTAATGTCGGTCTATACAAGATACTGCACAAAAGTAACTAACACTAAATATTTTATGGCCAGTTGTTCGGTGCTAATAGACAACAATAGAAGTGACGCAGTGAAAGATTTTATCAAGAACCAGGAGAGACCATAAAGAGGAACGAAAGAAAAAGTAGTAGAAATTAAATCTACTACTTTATTTTTTTTTATTCACCACCACCTAAGGTCTTCATCATTTCTTCAAACTGCTTCTTCTGTTGATAGTCTGAGATTTCCTGCTGTTTCTTAGATTCTATATCAAGAGGATTAATGCTCCGCTTTGTATTTTCATAGAACCAAGAAATAGTCTGTCTCACTGCCATCTCTGCAATATCTTTATCCTCCTCATCGATTTCATCACCTCTAAAGAATGCACAATGGTCGGTCATAATAAACTCAAATTCAAAAGGAAGATCCTCTGAATCAAGCTTACAAAGTACTGCATGCTTACCTCCTTCTAATGTTGGTATCTTATCATTACCGTCTAAGAAGTAGGTTTTCCACTTGTTATAATCTAGGTAAGGAATTCTGACCTCTAAGTTAAACTCATTCTTATAATCAGGTTCCTTGTCAAGCCCTTTATACTCTACATTGTTTACATTGTTGTCGCCGTAGAATATCCTAAGCTCTGGACAAATCTCTTCTTCCCAGAGTCTATCTAGCGCTTTATAACCTGACCCGCTAAACATGAGAACTAATCTATCTTTACTGTCAACTGCGATAAACTGACCATCAAATAGGAAACAATTACCTGGCTTTAATTCTGATAAGGCTCCTAAGAAATTCCTATCTTCGAATGTTCTACACTTAACTCCGTTTTCATCTTGTACCTCCTTATATTCAATCTCTTCACAGTCAGGACCAAAGTACTTATTCCACTCGTCCTTCTCTGTTTCTATGATTGACTTCTTAGGGAACTTACAGATATCCCACTCAATGATAGAATTTAATTTTTCCAGGATGTCAGGTTGATCTAATTTTGCAATCCCCTTATTACATCCACACTTGTACTTGTTTTTTAATACTTCAATTACCATTACTTAATCTCTTCAAAAATTACTGGACTAGTTATACCTCCTTGATGTTCTGGTAGTATTAGTTTTCCACCATTCACCATTGCCTGACCTAACGGAGAATCACTTACAAAATACTCACCGAAACTAGACAGGACAGACTTGATTCTTTTCCTTGTCCGCTTCAGGTCCTCAACAAGTTCTTTCTTCTTCTTGGCATTTGTTTCTGCTAACATTGATTCAACTTTGTAGAGAGTTTGATCTATTGGTTTGATCACCTCATCATACAGGCTTCTCTCTACTAGATTTTTCTCTTGACTCACACCACCTGGATATGTAATCTTGTATCTTTTCATTATCTAATATTGTTTTAATAAGTTTAGTATAAGATCTAAGAAAGCCGAATTGATAATAATATCTATCGTCACATCAAATTTCTGTAACTTTTCCTGGCTTATAACTTCACCCAGTATAGTTCTTAATGTTATACAGATTAGGATAATAGAACCTATAATAAATAAGATAGTATTTCCTACTATAATTCCTAGTAACATTAAAAACCCGCTTGCCCTCGCTATAAGGTCCCTGATATTTAGTAGTTTATTATAGATTCCTGGCTTCTTATCTCTATACCGTAAACTAGAAATCAAGTTAATAACCGATAATATGACTACGCTAGAAAAAGCCAAGATCAACAATGTTCTACAAATAAACTCTATCATAGCTTAATTGGTCTATGCATTCGTTTATACTCTGTTCTCTTGTGACGATCTAAGATTCTGTTAACCATGTCGACGCCAATCTCATCTATCATCTTGTATAGTTTTGATTGTAAGCCTCTGTTCCATAGTTCTTTCTCGTCATTATTCATAGATAACCAAGTCTTGAGTACTTCATCGACCTGCTCATAAGTACAACCTGGCGCAATCTGGTCAAGGTCACTAGCAGATGTTCCATTTCCGTCTGTTGGTACTATCTTAAGTGCATCTTCCAAGGCAGCCACAGCATAACCAGTTCTCTTGATCTCTTCGTCATCCACACCTTCTACTAGGGTCTCACGATATTCAAGATATTCTGTGAGCAAGTAATCAGTAACCTCATAGATATCTGACTTCCAAAGATTACCTATTGGATTTACATCACCCTCGTCACCATGAATCGTCCAGAACCCAGTATTGTGCTCTGTCATGTTATCTGTATCAACTACAATTCCGCCAGTTTCCCCGGCCTTACAGTACAAGAAAATCATACGAAGTCTTGCCTTAATATTACCGAGTGCAATGGCCGAAAGATTGGCGGGATCATCAGTTGAGCTAGTTCCAATTGATACAAAGGTGCTAGATTGAAGATACCAATTCTCAATGTTTACCTCTTTAAATTCATTACAAAACGCTAGTCCCGCATTAACCGCAGAACTAACCTCACCCTCTGCATTAGTCTTACACATCAAAGAGTAACCAAGTAGCTTAACACCTGTCCTCTTAGCAACTTCATAACATAATGCGGCGCTTAATGTACTATCAATACCACCACTAACACCAAGTACCATAGTTTTGATCTTGTTCTTCTCAAGGTAGTCTGATAGTTTCTCAATAATGTTCTTCTTAATACTTACTGAATAATCTCGTGTTCTATTCATATAAATAATTTTTTTTGTTGTTACACTAATAAGGAAACTAAGGCAAAATAAAAAGGTAGTACTACATTATCTTAACATATTTTTCTATTAACTTAGATACTCTACTATCATCTAGGTCTATATCTTTTGCACTAACCTGGAATGTATTTAATCTCTCGTATTCTGATTGTACGACACTGCTTCTAATCTCGAGACGATTTATTCCTGGTTTTGATCCATTCTTTAATTGCTCTTCTATTATATTTAAAATAGTGGCACTGTCTATGAATTTACTAGTTAACCTTATAAAACTCAATATACAAGATCTAGGGGTGCGCAGGTCAACGTCTCCCTTATACAACTTTCCAGAACCTCTTACGATTAAATTCCTACTGAACGCCACAGGTACCATAATTCTAGCAAATATATAGTCACTAAATCTATTTTTATAGTAAACAACTTTTGCTTTCATATTCTATTCATTCTACACTATTAAGGAAACTAAGACGAAATAAAAAGAGTAGTACTAACCACTCTTCTTGAATGTATCTATCAGATTAACTATCCAACTATCTTCTAGGTCTACAACTTCTGTATCTATAATAGTCTCATAGTTCAACTTCTTGTATTTTGTAACTGCATTCCTATTACCTTCTAAACAGCTACTCCATACTTCTTTACTATTCATTAACTGATCTTCTATAATTCTTAGGGCAGTTCTCCTTTTAATATATTTATCAGTAGGTCTAGTAAATATTAGTATAGAGGTATCTGCACTTGATTTCATAATAGGTACCACTACGTCGACACACTTAAGGCCGGTAGTTTTATTTTTATAGTAAGTAAATGCAATAATCATAAGTTTTCTCTAATTAATTGTGATAAATCTGGTGTTGCAAGGACTTCAAAATTACCATCATCCTTAAGCCATACAAGTCTCCTCGCAATAACTTTAAGTCCTATATCTTCTAGTGGTATCTGATATGTACTGAACTGAGCATAATATTCACTAAGTGGCTCAGACAAGAAATCACTAAATGGACTTTTCATCTTCTTACCTGTCGATCTTGCAAATTTATTTCTAATATCAACATTTGTCTTATAATCCGCTATNNNNTGCTAGTTGTGTCTTGAGATGAGTACTGGGATCTGGATTGCTGTTTGTATATAACATCGCCTCTGCATAAACAAAGTGAAGACAGGGTGGGAGACTAGACCAATAATTGATAACTGCCTCTTCTTTACCCCTTGTTGGAATAAGCCAGTTTTTATCCTCCACATACTTACACTTACAAGACTCTGTTATTCTCTCAGGGTGACCATTTATTAAGTAAGAATAAGACTCCCCAAATTCATGCACTAGTGATCCGGTAATTGTAGACATCTTATTTTTCCACAACCACTTATCCTTCCAATATTCAGGAGTCTCACCATTTTTCTTAGCATAATTAGTAGCTGTCTGTTCTGTATCAAAAGGAGCCATATACTTACCCAACATAGTAGTAACAGAGGTCAACTGCTTACCATGAAGTGAATAAATATGTGGCTCTTCAAAAAATAGTAGGTCCTTGAATGATCTAAGTATGTGAGCCCTAATCTGTGTTACCTCTTGCGGTTCATTTTTTACCACGAACATTTTTGGTATGTCTGAGTAATCTTCCATGTTTTTATTATTATCTGTTTTCTATTAATAAGGTTCCATGTCTACCTTACCTACGAAAATGTCAAATTGGCAGGGTAGGGATGACAAAAAGGCAGAGAAATTATTTTGGTATTTCATTTGTATTATTAGCAGTACAAGTTTAACGAAAAATAAAAAATTATGATGGATAGATTTATAAAGAACTACGTTGATACAGCGATGTCACTTTTTGATGATACATGCAAGAGGGTAAATAGTAAGGTTGAGAATACAGAGTCCGGTGCAAAGATTATTCTAGTAGTGCCAGGATTTGAGAAAGATGACCTGAAGATTACAACAGAGGATGATAGATTGACTGTTAATGGTGTGAACAAAGAAACCAGTAAAACTAAGGTATTACCAGATTTTAAAGAGTCATTCTATGTAGGTAGAGAGATTGACATGAATAATATTAGTGCAAGCCTGAAGAATGGTGTATTGGTAATTAATCTACAAAAGAAAAAAGAACTTACCGGAAAACAAATTATGATTGACTAAAAAAGAAGGAGAGATTGGTATTATAAAACTACCTTTCTCTCTTTTTTTTAACCCGCAAAAAAAAAATAAAACGACAGGAAGCTAGTAACGTCTCCGTTTCACTCCAGTCTTATTGTCAGTGCTGGCGACTACACTACTATCCTTTCGACTTCCTATCTCTACCAGTACCGTAATCCCAAAAGAAATCCAGTGCACTCTAGATTCTCCGGGCCTCCTGTCGTACACAGCTAACCTATATCGCTGCAAGGGTATTCTAGTATTAGTTAAATAGTGGTCTTTCAAAACTAGACTAAACCAAGACCAACATAGCAGGTAAAAGCCCTCTATCATCTTTTCAGATAGATTGTCACCTATACTACTATGCACCTTCATTATTAAGGAATCTAGGGGAAATGAAAAAAAATGACAGAGAGCGGGGCTTGTAACAGACACCTCTCCTTTCGACCCTCTATCTCTACCTGTACGTACTTAGCTAACCTTTATCGCTACGTTGGGTAGTCTAGAATATTATCGAGATCGGTTCTTACTCGAAGGCTTACAAATACTAGACGAAACTCAGCCTTATGACAAGATCCCTATAGTCGATACTTGCCACATCTCACTAATAAGGAATTAAAGGTATTACAGAAACAAAAAAATAAACGACTGGGAGCTAGTTAACCCTATGATCGTTTCCAGCCTTATTGACGTTGCTGGCATCGAATTAACTATCCTTTCGACTCCCCATCTCCACAAGTACCGTAACCTAAACATAACCGACTATGAAAGGTCTCCTGTCGTACATAGCT